TACGTATTATTGCCGCGCAACGGCGCAAGCTCGGACTTGATGCGCACTTTACAACCAATGGTGATCTGAATGCTGAAATTGCGCGGCTGGGCGTGTTGGTGCGCGAGAAACAAAAGGCGGCGGCGTGATGGCAAGGAAAAAGAAAAATACGCGCCCAAGTGTTAGCGATGATGATCATGATTGGATTATCCGAAAACATGCGATTTTGCTTGATAAAATTCACAAGGATCTCGTGGCAGACGGTTTTTCTTTTGCTGCAAAGAAAACACGCTTTTGGGTGAGAAAAGATAACGGCATTTCTTGCAGATTTTTTTATGTAAAAAAAGATGAGACATTGATTGAAGAAAAATCCGTTTTGACTCGTCTTACAATAAAGCAACAAACCCTATTCGTTGATTATGTTGGTATTAATACCAGCTTTACGGTGAAGATATGATTGACCGCAGCCTTGACATACCGCTGGATTGTCTTGCGCCCTCTGTCGAGGAAGTGGCATCAATTTGCGATATGGAAACGGCTTTGCGGCTGGTTGAATACTTTGGCGGCTGCCGGTTTTGGGTGCCACAAAAATGGCGTGAAGATCATGATCTGAATGTCATAGGCGAAGCCAACGCCAAGCTTTTGATTGAGCGGATGGGCGGGGATGAACTCAGTATACCAATTCGTCCTTTTACAAGTTGGGGCTTGCATAAGCTTGTAAATAAGTTGATAAAGACAGGCAAGTCGCAGCGAGAAATTGCGCAGGCTTTGAATATAACAATGCGTGCGGTGCGATGTATTAAAACGCAACCCATGCTGAACAACGCGCGGTTGGGTCAAAAGATTGTAACAAAAGACCCACGACAAATTGACCTTGAAGATTATCTAAAAAAATCGGCCTGACACGGGCATGTTGCCCGTGCTCATAAGAACTAGCTTTTGGCATGATCGACCAAACGAAAGGTCGCAACCATGCTATACAAAGCTGATATTCTTGCCATTTGCCCAAATGCCAAACCGGAAATTATCGATGCGCTGGTCGCAGGCGGTTATAAAGGACTTTGGGAACGCTTTGGCATTACAAGCCCGATTGCTCAAGCAAAATTTATGGGGCAGATTAAAGTTGAGAGTGCTGGTTTAACGCGGCTGTTGGAAAATCTGAACTATACCGCGAAAAGACTATGCCAGGTGTGGCCAAAACGTTTTAAAACACTGGAAGACGCACAGCCCTATGCCAACAATCCCCAAGCGCTTGCGAATAAAGTATATGGCGGGCGCATGGGCAACACCCAGGAAGGCGATGGCTGGCGTTATCGCGGTCGCGGGCTGAAACAGCTAACAGGTCATGATAATTATGAAGCTGAAGGCAAGGCCTTAGGGGTTGACCTGATCGGCAACCCTGACGAAGTTGCAAAGCCCGATATGGCGTTTTTGACTGCGCTTTCATATTTTCAGCGCCATATTGGAAAGTCTGCCGAGACGGCCAGTGTTGAAACAGTGACGATTGCAGTCAATGGCGGTACCAATGGCCTAGAAGAGCGCGAGATTGCCACTGAACGTGCTTTTGAAATTCTTGCCCCCGGTCGTATGAAAATAAGATTGTTGGAACATGGTTCTAAAGGGCTGGATGTGGCGCTTTTACAAGCGCAACTTGTAGAACTTGGCGAAAATATCAATGTTGATGGTGTATTCGGAGACGCGACTGAAAAAGCAGTCAACCGTTTTAAAGCACTGTACGGCCTTCCGAATGATGGCGTTTATGATAGCGCGATGCGCAATGAGGTGCAGATTGCTTTGCAGACTGAACGTCTCAAGGCTGACCCGACTATAGGCGAAGAAAATAAACCGGAAACCGAACAATCCGAACAAGTACAGCCTTTGCCAGACCTACCGATTGATGCTGTCATGACCTTGGCTGCTAATATTGTTACCGCCCAAAATGGCGATGTGATGGGAATGAATAGTATTTCATTGTCAAGCGACGATTTTGCCAAGATTGCAAAGATCAAGCGCACGGCAACCGTTCTGTGGGGGCAAATCAAAGACCTTGGGGAAAGCCGCGAAACAGCGGTCGCGTTAACAAATCTCGAGACAGCAATCATGTGGGCAACAAAATCAGTTGCCCGTCAAGCCGAAAAACATGGAGCTTAATATGCGTTTTTTCATTTTCCTTTTGGTTTTGCTGTTTCCAGCCGCAGCTTTTGCCGCTGACACGACTCTATCGCTGGCACCAATAACCAATACATTGATTGACTATGCCGCTGTTGCGGTAGCAGGCATCATTGGTTGGGCTGTCACTCGTATCACCAATGGTTTGCGGAATTTTGTCGGTATAAAAATCGACGACGCACAACGGGCAGTTGTGATGGGGGCGGTTGAACGCGGGGTAAATTATGCGTTTGACAATTTACGCGAACATATTCGTGTAAAAGGTGCAACAACCATTGATGTGCGGTCATTGCTTATAAAAACTGGCCTTTCTTATGTTCAAGCCCGCGTACCGGATGCCCTAGCCCACTTCAAACTAAGGCCGGTCGATGTTGCCGATATGCTGGCGGCCAAGCTTCAAGAAAAGGGAATGCCTGATGACATTGCCGCTCTTATAAAAAACAGTGCAAGGCAGTGAGATGGAACCCAGCGAAATTCAGGTATGGTTTGCCATTGGTGTCGCGGCATTAAGCCTCGGCACGACAATATATAATTTATTGACCTCTGGAAGCCGCAAAAATGAAAAAGAAATCCAGCTTTTACAAACGCAAGAAAACGAACTGGTAAAGCGGGTCGACTATCTGGAAAATGCCTTAGCAAATTTGCCTGATCGTGATGCCGTCCACCGGATAGAAATTGCACTTGAAAAGATGGGTAGCCAGATAGGTGTTCTGGACGAACGCCTAAAACCAATCTCTTCGACCACCAACCGATTGAATGAACTATTGCTGGATCAAGCGAGGAAAAACCTATGAGTCTTGATAAATCGCGTTTCGCACAAATCGTCAATGAGGATGCCCGCCTTAATATTCTTGAAGCCTTGAATATGCAGCCTAGCGGCCAATTGAATGAAACCTTGCTTGATGAAGCCTTGCAACGTTGCGGTCATAACCGGTCGCGCGAATGGGTACGCCAGCAATTGAAGTGGCTTGCCGATATGGGTGCGGTTACTCTGGATGAACCGGGAAACGTTCTTGTTGCCACACTGACCCGCGCTGGTCTCGATCATATAGAGCGAAAAGCTTTTCTCGACGGGGTCAAAATTCCGCGTCCGGAGTTTTGAACCATGGCGCATGATGATGCCACCAAAAGGGAAGCCCGCAATCTCTTTGTTCATAAGCGTTTAGCTTTGACCAATATTGCCGCGCTGACCGGCGTTTCTTTGCCAACCATAAACAGATGGAAGCGCGAAGCTAAAGAGGACGGCGATGATTGGGACAAGGTGCGTGCCAACGCATTGGTTACGGGTGATGGCTATGCCGTTTTGATTGCTGCTAGTTTGGAAGAATTTGCGCTTCAATTCCAAAGCACGATGGAAGCCTTGAAAGATGATCGTGATCTATCAGCAAGTGAGCGCGTCAAACTGATGGCGACGCTATCAGACGCTTTCAACAAAACGGTTGCAGCCGCCAGCCGCAGTGCGCCGAAACTGTCAGAGCTGGGCGTTGCCTATGATGTTCTAAAGCGTTTGGCAGAATTTGTTTCTCGGAAAAATCCTGAACAAGCCGACGTCATTCTTGAAATATTGGGGCCGTTTGGTGACTATTTGGCCGAGGTCTATGATGGCCGATAATCTTTTGCCCAATAGCACGCGTAAATTCAGCGCCAAAGGTTTCAAGGATGAACTTGAAAAACTGGCCGAGGCAATGCGCGCGCGCATTGAGGTGGAAGTGGCGGGTTTTGATCCGGATGAACAGGCCAAGGCGCAGCGCATAAAAAAAGCACTCGATCTCGAAACAGGTTTTAAATTTTTTGCCGAAACTTATTTTCCTCATTATCTGACGAAAGCCCCAAGCCTTTTGCATAATGAAATTTTCAAGCTGGTACCGCAAGTTGCACAGCAAACAAAGGGAGCAAAAGAGCTGTTAATCGCCCCGCGTGGCTCGGCAAAGTCGACACTGATCTCGATGGCAGCGCCGATCTGGTTAGCATTGGTTGGGCTGACCGGTTACACGATTATTGCGATGGATGCTTATGCGCAGGCCGCGCTTGCGCTGGAAGCAATAAAGGCGGAATTGGAAGAAAATCCGCGCCTTGCCTATGACTTTCCCGATCTGGTTGGCAAGGGCCGATTGTGGCGAGAAGGCGAGATCACTTTACGTAATGGCGTGCGTATAGAATCTGTTGGCGCGGGCATGAAATTACGTGGTCGCCGCCATGGCGCAAAACGACCGGATTTTGTGGTGCTGGATGACATCGAAAATGATGAAAATGTCCGTTCACCCGAACAACGCGACAAACTCGAACAATGGATTTTAAAGGCTGTCTCGAAATTGGGTCAAGCTGACGGATCTATGAAGCTGTTTTACATAGGTACTGTGTTGCATCACGATGCCGTCATTATCCGCATGTCAAAAAAACCCGGTTGGCATGTGACGCGGTTTAAAGCCTTGATGCAAATGCCGGATGATTTGGCGCTTTGGGATAGGTGGGAAGAAGTCTTCCGCAATGAAGACCAAGCCGCCGCGCATCGTTTTTATTTGCAGCACAAGGCCGCAATGGACGAAGGTGCGGTTTTAAATTGGCCTGCTATGCAGTCACTTGAGCAGTTAATGATGCAACGCGCTGAAAGCCGGATTGCCTTTGCTAGTGAACAACAAGGCGAGCCGGTGAGCGAAGACGCGCCCTTCAAAGATTTAACCTATTGGGCACATTTGCCGGAGGGGCTTCTCTATTTTGGTGCAGTTGACCCAAGCCTGGGAAAAGCGGGTAAAAGTCGTGACCCATCGGCTATTTTGATTGGTGCGTTAGACCGTTCTGGGCGTGCGCCGAAGCTTTACGTTGTCGAAGCCTCAATCAAAAAGCGTTTGCCAAGCCTTATTATTGCCGATGTCATACGTTTTCAAAAACAATATAAATGCCAGCTTTGGTTTTTCGAGGCCGTGCAGTTTCAGGAATTTTTTCGAACGGTAGCGATGGAACAGGGCCTTGCAGAAGGCGTCTATATTTCCGCAATTGCCATCAATCACACAAGCGACAAGAAAATGCGTATTGAAAGTCTGGAGCCTGCCATAACAAACGGTTCCATTCTATTCCATTCCAGCCAAACGACATTGATTGAGCAATTGACGCATTGGCCAGCCGCCGATCATGATGACGGACCGGATGCTTTGGAGATGCTTTTTAAAGAGGCAATAGGCCGTGGTGCCGTTACTAATCTTGATGACATTCATGTTGCGGCGACGGGCCATTATAACGATCTGACGAAAGGGTGGCGCCTATGACAAAGCGCAAGAATAAAAGACAGACCACAACAGCCAGTCAGCAAATAACATTAAGCAAGGAAACCATGCGGCTTATTGCAACAGTTTCCAATGATATAACTGTGCCGAACTATACAACTGTTTTGCGCCCGCAAGATGAAACATTGATCGCAAAAGGTGGCGGCAAAGGTATTCGGCTTTATGAGGAAGTTGAACGCGACGGACACGCCAAGTCGGTTCTGGAAAAGCGGATTGCAAAAGTTATATCACGTGAGTGGGTGGTAATGCCTGCCGAAGATGATGATCCGCAGGCACAAGAGGCGGCTGAGCTGGTCGAATATGCTTTGAAGCGATTTTCTTTTGACCGTGCTTGCAAGGATGCCTTAAGCGGAACGTTGTTCGGTTATAGCGTCGGCGAGATTGTTTGGCATGTTCGCTCCGGTTTAATTTTGCCGGAGACAATCAAGAAACAAAGGCAGGCGCGTTTTGCTTTTGATCGTGATTGGAAATTGCGGCTTTTGACACCCGAAGCTCCGTTTGAGGGGATAGAGCTTCCTGAACGCAAATTCATTGTCTATCGCCATGATGATGACGGTTCCGATCCCTATGGCCGTGGCCTTGGTCGCATATTGTTCTGGAATGTCCTTTTTAAAAGAGAAGGCGTAGCGCTTTGGGCACATTTTCTTGAAAAATTTGCCGCCCCAACACCTATTGGGAAATATCCATACGGCACACCTCCGGACGAGGTAAACCGATTAACCACATTGTTGGCCGATATGGTGCAGGCCGGTGTCATTGTTGTTCCAATCGGTACCGAAGTTGACTTTATGGAGGTCAATAAAAGCGATACGACGTCTTATGAAAAATGGTGCCGGTTCTGGAATGAGGAAACAAGCGTCACAGTTCTGGGAGAAACCTTATCAACCGCCCTTGATGGTGTGGGTAGCCGCGCCGCCGTCGAGGGGCATATGGAAGTGTCTGACGGTGTGGCAGACAGTGACGCCGATGCACTTTGCGAGACTTTGAACGCTACAATTGTTAAATGGATTATTGACTATAATTTGCCGGGGGCGCCATACCCCACTGTTTGGCGGCCGCGTACCAAAAACGAGACGGCAATCGAAGAATTGAAAAAGAAGCGCGCTGAACGTCAAAAGGCCGAGATGGATAATTTGCAAGCAGCTAAACAAGCGGGCTTTGTTCCGGCTGTCGGCATAGCAAAAACCTATAGCGAGATTTTCGATAGGGAAATGATTGCAACTCCTATTGCTTCAAATAATGAGGGGCAAACGGACACAAGCTTCGCCGCACCCGATAACTCAGATCACCCCCATGACGATCATGGCTTGACGGCATTGGTTGATCAACTGGAAGAAGCCGCACAACCGATTTTTGGCGGTTGGATTGATCTTATAAAAAAGGAATTGAAAAAGTCGGTTGACGCCGGCGAAGATCTTGCGGCGTTTGCGCAACGGCTTTTAACGCTTTACCCTGAATTTGCCTTAACGCCTTTTGCCGACGTTCTGGGGCAAGCCATGCTTGCCGCCGATGCAAAAGGCCGGGCGGATGTGTTAGAAGAAAGCGCAGACGAATGAGTTTTCTAACGCCCTTCAAAGAAGCCATTGACTATTTCCGCCAAAAGGTCAGGCAGCCGACAAAACATTGGCGTGATCTCGAAGGCCGTGCGCATGACCGTGCATTTGTTATAGCCGGTGCTACAAAAGATGCATTTTTGAACGACATGAAGGA